GTCGGAGGCGGGTGGCAGAACGTCACAGCGCGTAGAGTCGCTGATGTAATCAGGGTTGCTACTGTGGCCCGGCAACTGAGAAGGGAAGTCGTATGGGCTTAGAAATGGTAGAAGGTTCAATCGAACAGGCGATCTACAACTGGGCCGGTTACGGGGCTTACATCGTTTTGACTGCGAAGGACTATGAGCGGGTGGTTACGAAACTCACTGAGCTTGAGTTGCTGGAGCAGGTGCTTGGGGCTGACATGGAAATTCTGCGGTGCTTCCTTGATGTTCCTGACTACGATGTCTGATTACGACGGGCCTGAACGCAGGCAAACTCCTGAGCGTAGGCAGTTACCTCGTAAGACAACTGATCGAAGAAAGGCACGAGAGCGTATGGAAGTCTTTACCTATTGGGGCCACGTTCTTGCTTACGCTGACTTCGAGTACAACACGACCCGACTAAACGAACGGGCTATTGAGATTCCTATTGTCCGCTCTTGGTTGCAACGAGAAGGCTCAATCCTTGAGGTTGGTAACGTACTCGGCCATTACCCTGACGCGCCTGAGAGCGCTGTCGTGGACCGCTGGGAGCCGGGTCCGGGCGTGTTGAACATAGATGTGTTTGATGTGACTGGTTCTTGGGATCAGGTATTTGCCATCTCAACCGTGGAACATGTGCGGTGGGATGAACAGCCTCGGGAGCCGGGCGGGTCGGTTGCTGCTATTGAACATCTCAGGTCTGTGCTTGCACCGGGTGGGAGGCTGCTTGTGACTGTTCCTACTGGTTGGAATGGTCCGTTGGATGAGTGGCTTGCTGCGGGTGACACTGGCGCTGATCGTGCTTGCACGCTGGTTAGGGATGGGGCGCATTGGCGGCAAACGTCTGAGGTTCAGATTCTTCCGTATGGTGGCGAAGCTGGTTGGGCTGAGTCGTTGTGGGTTGGCGAGTGGACTGCTTGATTGAAAAGAAATCTGAGAATTGTTTGTTATTGACTTGATTGCTGTAGTAAACCCTGATACATTCATAGGGGTAGCGAGTGAACGAAGCACTGAAGTTCCGTAGGAACGAAGATGAGAAGTTCAAGCTACGAAGGACCGGAGAAGTGAGCGACAGAGAAGTTCCGTAGGAACGAAGCACTGAAGCACAGACTTCCGGTCCTTTCTCATTTACTGCTAACAGCTAACACCGTCTGAGTCTGCCTAGAGGAGTAGAGTTAGAAAATGCCTCGCGCTTCAAGATGGAACCAACAGAACGCCGCCGAGTTCGCGATGATCGCACCGCAACCAAACCTTGCGTCTGTATCATCCGCCGCACTTGCACGAATCGAATTATGGAATGTTCCACCACGCAAAGGCCATGAATGGCAACGTGACGCTTTCTCGTTCAACGAGCTAATCGGTGAGATCGGCTACCTGAACAATCTGGTTGCGAATCTTGTTTCGAGTTGCGATCTGCGAGTAGTCGAACGACGGATAACCCCTAATGGGGTAGAAGTCGAAGATTCTACTGATGGTCGTGCAGCAAGGGTTATGGCTGCGTTCACTGGTCCGCAAGGCGGGCAGAAGGAGTTGAAGCGTCGGGCTGCGATGCACTTGCAGATCGCCGGTGAGAGTTTCCTATTAGGTACACCGTTGGCTGATAAGTTTGATCGCCCAGCAGGATTCATGTGGGAGTTCCTATCCACCGAGGAGATCCGTGTAACCGCCGGGAAAGGCAAGCAACAGATCAAACGAAACGCCAGCGGGCTATCTGATGGCGACGCAGGGTTCGTCGATGTTGAAGCGTTCATTGCCCGGCTATGGCGACCGGACCCACGATATTCGATGCGTGCTGATTCTCCGATGAAGCGTGTTTTGCCGATCTGTCGTGAACTGGTTGTGCTATCCGAGGTCGTTGATTCAATCGCAAAGTCACGGCTGTCATCCGGGATGTTGTTCATTCCTGAAGAAATGAGTTTTGGTCCTATTAGCGAAACTGAAGCACCGAACGATACGGATGACTTCGACGAGTTCATTGGGACACTGGTTGAACACATGTCTGCCCCTGTCAGGGATCGCACCTCGGCGGCTGGGCTAGTTCCGCTTGTTGTGCGTGGGGCTGCTGAGTTCGGTGACAAGATCAGACTGATTGAGTTAGCACAAGACTTAGATGTGACCTTTCAGAGTTTGCGTATGGAACTTCTGGATCGTCTGGCGAAAGGCTTGGACGCACCACCTGAGATCATCGGTGGTAAAGCCGGGTTGAATCACTGGTCGTCGTACAACGTGGATGCTGACTTGATTAGCAAGCATGTGAACCCTGTAGGCGAGATGATCGCAGAGTTCATCACGGTGGCGTACCTACGTCCGATGCTGTCCGAGTTTGAGCATTTGTCAGACGATGACGTTTTGCGGTTTGAGCTGCTTTTCGATTCTCGCATTTTGACTTCACGGCAGGATGAAGGTCCGGCTGCTACTGGTGCTTGGGATCGGATGGCTTTGTCTGATGCAACGTATCTGCGAGCTAATGGTTTCGATATGGAGGATTACCCTTCTGAAGATGAGCGGCAGCGGAGACTGTTGGAGAAGGTTGTTTTGTCTGATCCGCGTAACTTCGGCCCGAGGCTCCTGCCTGCTTTGTATCCTGAGCTTGCAAGGCTGTTCATGGACTTTGACTTGTTGAGTGTCAACGCTCCTGAAGTTGGTGAGTTAGATGCTCCTGCGGCTTTACCTGCCGATCCGGTGAATCAGCCTCTTGCCGATCCGGGCGCTATGAATCGCGCTCCTGCGGCACAGCCAGATACCCCAAAGAGCATTGGCGGTAACGCTCCTCCGGTTCCTCGTCCTGATGGGAAGTCGTCAGAAGGTTTAGCAGTCATTGACGATCTAGTTGAAGCTTTGGCAAGCGCAGCTAACTCGGCTTTAGGCGAGAAGTTGAATCCGGGTGAGCCGGTTGTTCTTTCTGTTGATAATGGGTTTGTGCCTTCAGCGCGAGAGTTAGTCGGTGGATGGTTGTTGGATATTGGTGTTGACCCTGCTGCTGTTCCGCCGTTGATGGACAATGTGGTTGGCCCGTTGGCGATGGCTTTGGATTCGTATGCGAGTTATGTTTCTGCGGGTACAGATGGTTGGGATGGTGAAGTGCCTCTTGATTTGATGTCTGTTCCTTTGCAGAGGGCGTTGTGGTCGTTTGCTAATATTAGGGCTGAAACACACACCACAACGATTGCTATTTGATAACCCATCCGAAGATTGGGTTTCTTCATAGTAAGGTCCAAGACTGCAAGAACAACCACGCCTAACGCCAGATGGCGTGTTAGCCTCGGAGTCCATATGAGCTTCCAAGTCATATCCGATAGCCCATACTGCCCGCTACCCTCCGGGGGGTTCGCAGTGGCCGTAGTCTCCGCTGCCGAGGATGGCACAATCATCCATGACTCGTGCCATCTGACTGTTGCTGAAGCAGAAGCGTGGATCGGCCAGATGGATAACCCTGACGTTGATCTAACTGATGAGGCGCTCCCGCCAGAGATGCCAGAAGTAGCGACCAACAGTGCCGCTCCTGCCGGGTATGTGAACCGTGAAGCGATGCTATCTGCGATGCTCGCCGGAGCGATGTCAGAACTGGGAGTCGATCCGGTATCAACGGAAACTGAAGATACGGTTTCGTTTGGGGCTATTCCTTCGCATTCGTCATCACTGAGCGAAGATAGCTTTTCGAGTCCTGCTGCTAAAGCAACAAGGATCATCTCTCCTAACAGCGAGGAGTACTTCGCTAGGATTTTTGCGTGGCGTGATACGAACGCAAACACTCAAGTCAAGTCGTCTTACAAGTTCCGGCATCACTTTGTTGAAGAAGATGGCACACCGGGTCCGGCTTCACGGATCGCGTGTTCTGGTGGGATCAGTGTTCTAAACGGTGGCGGAGCAGGGACCACAATTCCTGAAGCCGACCGTCAAAGAGTTTATGACCATCTTGCTATGCACCTGCGTGACGCAGGCCGTGACGTAATCGAACTTCTATCTCAAGAGGATTATATGGTTGCCCTTGCTAAGTCGAATGAGATGAAAGCGCATTCTGCCGAGTTTGGGGCGATTGCTTCGCACAGTACCCCTGTTGGCGATCAACGGTTTGTAGGTCCGTCTGCTTCCGAAGTAAGAATCATCTCTCCTAACAGCGAAGATTACTTCGCTGATTTCTACGCTTGGAGAGATGACGCTAGAGACACAAGCGTCAAGGGTTCTTACAAGTTCTTCCACCATTTCGTTTCCGACACTGGCGTTTCTATTAGCGCTTCACGGGTTGCGTGTTCTAGCGGTATAGGTATCTTGAATGGCGCTCGTGGTGGCAGCACTATCCCACTTGTAGACCGTCAGGGAGTGTATGACCACCTTGCCCGACACTTGCGTGATGACCAGCGGATAGCACCAAAGTTGTTATCACAGGACGATTACGAGGTTGCTTTGATGGCAGCGAATACCGAGTTAGCTAATACCAATCAGAAAGCATGGGATGCAGATATGGAAACAACCAGTAGTTCAACTGAAGTATTTGACATGCACGAGGATGAAGTAATGGAAGACCAGCTTGAAACAGATCAACTTGAGCCGGTCGAACTTGAAGAAGGTGAGATCGTTGTCACTGATGGCGACATGTCAGGTCTGTCAGATGATGAGCTAATGGCAGAGCTTGCCCGCCGCTGGGCTGAGAAGACGATTGAGAACCTTTCGGCTGAAAGGCCAGCAGAGTTTGATAACCCTCTACTTGAGGTTGAAGTTGAGGTTATCCAGATCGAAACTGAAATTGAATGTGAATGCGGCGAAGGTGAATGCGAGTGCGGTAAAGATAAGAAAGAAGGCGGATACGGCAAAGAAAGCGACGATGAGATCGTTGTGACCTTGCCTGCCGGGACTTGCATCACTATCGAAGCCGCAGAAGAAGAAGAAGAAGACCATAAAGGAAAAGACGGTATGGGCGGCGAAGGTGGCCCGATGATGCTGATGGCAACCGATGGTGTGACTCTTGCTGATGAACCACAGATGGTTGACACACCTGTCTCCCTCTACGACTGGGAAGGCGTGTTGATCGTTGAGGGTCTTGCTTCTGGTGATGGCCGGAAGATCGCTGAGAACGCTTTGACATGGCGTGAACTTCCGTTGCCACTAATGCTTCAGACTGCAAATGCTTCAGGGCATGACGGTGCTGTGATCGCCGGGTCGATCCACGAGATTGAGCGTCAGGGCCAGAACATCGTTGGCCGAGGCTTCTTTGACTCTGGAACTGCTGGTGTTGAAGCACACCGACTCCTAGAAGAAGGCACAATGCGTGGTGTGTCCGCTGACATCGACTCTGTGAAAATCGAGTTTATGACAGACGATGGGGCTTCTGTATCGGCAGAAGACATGATGTTTGGTGGTGTAGATGCCCTTGAGGTGCTGGTAGCGGGACGGCTGATGGGTGCAACTCTTACACCGTTCCCTGCGTTCCAAGAAGCGTTTGTCACGGTTCTGATCGGTGAAGAAGTAGAAGTTGATGTGACTCTCGTTGCTTCTGGCGCAGACACACTTGGTGATGTATGGCGTGTCCCTTCACCGCTTGGTGTGTGGCCTTCAGGTAAGGGTGATGCCGAGCAGGGTTTGGCAAGTCTCGTTGCTTCTGCTGCTGCGTCGGTTGAGGTTCCTACTAACCCACCAATGGATTGGTTCCTACCCGGCAAGATGACAAGTATTGAGCCGTTCACGGTTCACCCGGATGGGCGCTGCTACGGGCTTGTCGCTGCGTGGGGTTCATGCCATATCGGGTTCGCTGACCGTTGTGTCCCGGTTCCTAAGTCTGGTTGCGCTTACAAGCATTTCCGTAACAAGAACGTGCTGACCGCTGAAGGCACCCTTGTTGCTACTGGACCGATCTACATGGACACGGTTCACCCGAATCTGCGTCTGGTCGCTTCTGACTCTCAAGCTTTCTACGCTGACACTGGTTGCGGCGTAGCTGATGTTGCCTTGTACGAAAACGAGTTCGGCATCGTCGCTGCTGGGGCGCTGCGCCCCGGTTTGTCTGCGGAGCAGGTTCGGAAGTTCCGTGGCTCGGATGTTTCTCCTGACTGGCGACAGTTGGGTGGCAGGCTTGAAGTTGTTGGTCTGCTCTCTGTGAATGTCTCTGGCTTCATCGTTGAGGGTCTTGTTGCGTCGGGTGCTGAAGTATCTGCACCAAGAGGCGTGTGGGATTCTGTGGCCGGTGAGGTGACTGCTCTGGTAGCGGCGGGGATGATCCATACGGCTGATACTGAGAAGTCTGATCTGCGTCGGGAGTTGGATTCGATCAGGGTTGAACTATCGGAGTTCCGGGAGGCGTTGCGTCCTGTTCGTGCTGCTGCTGCTGCTGCGAAGTTCGCTGCGCTTTCTCCTGCTGGTGACGTTGAGTCGGGTTGCTCCTGCGACACAGGCCACTAGCTGCCGGAACGGGCGGGTGAGTCATCTGGGGTGTCCACCCGCCCGTGTATCCTGTGGGTATGAATGAGCAAATCGGTTTGGATTGGAACGCTGCTAGTAAAGCGGCGGATGTTGGGATTGAACTGGCGGACGGGAATGCGCTTGAGGAGTGGAAGTCTCTTGCTGATGACTACATTTTTCGGTTAGCTGAGAAGTCGTTGGAGTTCACTTCTGAGGATGTGTGGCGGATGGGGTTGCCTGCTAATCCGACGGGGGCGAACAGTGCGCTCGGTGCGAGGTTCCGTTCTGCTGTGTCTGATGGCATCATTTGTAATTCGGGACGGAAGAAGAACACGCTTGCTCAGGGTAAGCATGGTTCTGCTACGACGATTTGGACTTCGCTGGTTTGCAAGATCCATGCGGTTGATAACAGCAGGAGTGAGATCGACGAGCTTCGGACTGCTCTGAGTTTGATGTATGGGCTTGCCCGAATGAACACTGAGCCGCCTTCTCGTTGGGCTGTTCCGGGGACTCGTGGCGGTGATGTGATGTCGGTGCATAGCCGTGTTGCACGACTGTTGGGGTTGTCGAACCCGTGGAACCATGAGCCTGATGATGGTGTGTTGTTCTCTAGCCGTGTGAAGCGTCTGGTAGCGAAGGTTGTCTAAGTGCGCTGACCGTGGGTGCGGTGTGGTGTTGTCGCATGAGACTCGTTCTGCTGATAACAACACGTTTTGTAAACAGCATGGTGATCTGGTTTGGGCGTTTCGTCCGAATGATCGTCTTGCTGATGAATGGTTTTTTGTGTCTGAGTCTGAGCCGGATGAGGGTCAGGTTGTTGCGGGCGATCAGTGTGATGGGTGTGGGTTGTCTGAGTTTGTGGTTCGCCGGGTGAATAAGAATGCGTGGATTGCCCGGTGTGAGGGGCAGTGTTGGGATGGGGATTTGATTGACGGGTGTGGGGCTTTGCACTTGGTGCGGAGGAAGATGGGGCGTGAGGTCTAGGTTGGCTCGCCGCCGTCGCAGGCTGGGCGGGGTGCGGGCGACGTTGGTCCGGTTGGCCCGTGTGTTGCGCTGACTACACGGGCCAAGTCGTTATTGGGTTTCGATCCAGATAACCCGAGCGATAACGCTGCGGGCTTCTGCGACTGTTTCAACGGTGCGAGTGTTGATTGGTTGGCGTGATCGGCGTGAGCCAAACACGAACGGTTCGGCTCCGGTGGTATCGGTGATCTGCCAGTTGCGGCGACCTGAGCCACGGGAGGTGCTGTTGGTGCGGTTGATCCAAGGGGTGATTGTGAATCGCCCGTCAGGTGTCGCGTAACCCTCGGTGGTTTTGGTGAACTTGATTGTGGCGGTGGTCATTGTTGTCTCCTTGGTGGTGGGCGTGTTAGCCACGCTCATCGGTTTCTTGGTCATCTTCCCAAGACTGATCCCATTCCTGATCCTCTTGGTCCCACTCCTCTTGAGTTTGTGGTTCGCTTGGCATTGTTTGCTCCTTTATTCGTTGTGATGGTTGCGGCAGCGGGTGTTGTCAATTTCGATGATTTTGTTGCAGCAATCGCTGTAACCTTCGTTTTGCTCTCTTGCGCTCCAGCCGATGTCTTCTTCGTTGGTGGAACCACAGCTTCGGCAGTGCGGTTGGTCGATGTTGCAAGGCTTGCTCATCTCTTTACTATAGCACGATCAACTACAGAATCAAAGTCAATATCAAACAATCTTGAGATTTCTTTTCAATCACCAAACGGAGGATCTAACTACACGCGTGTCATTCGTATAACATCACCGGATCAAAGACGGCCCCGATGACTGGAAACTCAAAGCACGCTGCCGGGGCAAACCCCCTAGCATGTTCTTCCCTAAACAAGGGCAGTACCAAGATGTCGTCAGAGCCAAACAGTTCTGTTCACAATGTGAAGTCCAACAGGAATGTTTGACAGCCAACATCGACGAAGACGACGGTGTATACGGTGGAACCTCTGGTCGTCAACGAAAAGAGATGCGGCGCGCTATGAAGCGAGCCGAAAGAGAAAGGCTACGGATTGAAAATCGTCCTAACTATAGAAACCTCGCGACACAAGCAGAACCGTGGGAAGAACGCAGACTCCGAGGAAACCCCGACCCCGGCGACCCCGGCGACCCAGCCTGAGCGGGTTGCTGAAGGTTTGCTGACACCTGAGTTTCAGTTTATAGAAGGCAGATCGACCCCTCCGCCGCCTAGACCACCCGGCGCTCAACGCCCTGTCGAATAAGCTATGCACTCAAGTTGCTATTTCATGTTCTAAGGTGTTCCACTAACAGCCCTAACAATTCGGGGTTGAGCGGTAACGGTTAGTCCGTAGCTGCGTGACAACACCTAACGCTCAAGCTGGAGGAGTTCTAAATTGGCAGACATCGTTGTTCCAGAAGACCTAAGCGCAGTGGTCGATGCCGACCTAACTGCTCTTAGCGATTCCATTCGTGCAGAAGCCGAAATGATTGGCGCTGACGCAGCGGCATCCGATGAGGCATTAGCGCAAGTTGAAAAGCTTGTAGCCGAGTACGACCGTGTTGCAAATGAGATCGCAGCACGCAGTGCGCAGAGGAAAGACCGTGCAGACAGAGTTGATGCTGCTCTTAGCCGTTTGGCTGAAGCAACACCAGAGTTGATGCCATCCGAAAGTGATGTTGTCGATGAGGGTGTTGTTGTAGTTGCTCCAATGTCTGCTGATGAGCCTGTTGAGTTCGCTGCTGAAGAAACCGTTGTTGAGGCTAACCCTGAACCTGTAGTTGAGGTTGAGGTTGAGGTTGTTGCTGAACTTGCGGAAGAAGAAGCAGTCGAAGCAGTAGTCGAAGCAGTCGAAGTAGTCGAAGTTGTTGAGACAGTCGAAGTAATCGAAACCGTTGAGGTTGAGGTTGAGGTTGTCGAAGCGGCAGTTGAAGTAGAAGCAGTACCCGAGGTTGAGACTGTTGAACTAGCAGTTGAAGCTGAGGTTGTAGTACCCGCCGCAGACATCGTGTCTGAGGTGGTTGAAGATTCCACAATCGAGTTGTCCACGGAGGTCAGCGGCATGGAAGACAGCAGTTCCCTTACAGGTGCCGAGGCCAGTTCTGCGCTGACCCGGCTTGTCCCCGACGGTGTTGCACCTATCGGTGAAACGGTTTCTACGGGTGCTGCATTGCACGCGTCGAACGCTGTTCCCGGTATCAGTGAAGGCACCACTCTTGATCGTATGGAGCTTGCTACTGCGATCACTAAGAAGCGCCACGGAATGAACAACGCTTCTTCTGGTTCGTATGAGCGCATCGTCCTTGCGACCGCACAGTCCGATCTGCCTAACAAGGTGGCCGGTGGCGCTGAGGAAAACTTCTCAGTGTTCGATACCGTCCGCACCAACTGGGCGCTTGAGTCGCAACAGCGT